CCACTTGATCCAGAAGTACCACTTGATCCAGAAGTACCACTTGATCCAGATGATCCACTCGTACCGCTTGATCCAGAAGTGCCACTTGATCCAGAAGTGCCACTTGATCCAGAAGTGCCACTTGATCCAGAAGTACCACTTGATCCAGAAGTACCACTTGATCCAGATGTGCCTGAGCTACCACTGGTTCCACTACTTCCGCTTGTACCACTTGATCCGCTTGTTCCAGAAGAACCACTTGTTCCAGACGGACCTTCTACGCCTTCAACTTTAGTAATTAAAATTCTACTAGCAGGATAATTGTTTCTTACATTTATATTTTGTGACGTCAACTCGTTATGAAAAACATATACTTCAAAATAATCATTATTTGCTAATGTTAGTGTTGAACTAAAATGTGTTACAGGATAATCATCATTGGCTGAAATACTATTATAAGAGTATCTTGGTTGAGAAGGAGAGGCGCTATTCTTAACTATAAATACTGATCTAGTAGTACCAGCGGTTGCACCATTTGCCCAGCTTATGTAACCATCAATATTTACAATACAAGATTCTCCAGAACTATTTGTAAATCTATTTGATGAAGTAAAAGTTAAACCAGTATTTCCTTGACTATTTGCAGTATCAACAGTATTCCAATCTACTATAGTATCTGTACTCGGAAGTATTGTTTGAGCGGTATTATTATATTTAGCTAAAGAGCTTGCTTGTGTTGCTGTTCCACTAGTTCCTGATGATCCACTTGTACCTGACGATCCGCTTGTTCCACTTGATCCACTTGATCCGCTTGTTCCTGATGAACCAGAAGTTCCGCTTAAAGGAGAAATTTCAACACCACGAAAAGTTAATACATTTGCAGTTGTATTTGTTAACGCGAATAAAATCGGCTTAGAAATTGTTCCATAGGCAGAAGGCTCAACTGGTTGCCATGTCCCAGGAGTAAGTTCATTTAAAAAATAAATAGCCCCAGCAGTCAAACCCGTCAAACCATTTATTAATCCATCTATTACTACTTTAAAAGTATCTCCATTTACTGATTTAACGACACCCAATACTTCTGCATTTGCGGCGCTGTCTGCTTGCGCTTTAAAATAATTTGTCCCTCCTGCGTATCCGATAACATCACCAACACTAAAACCATGACCAACTTTTGTAAACTCTTCAATTAAAGAAGTGCCGCTCCCTGTATCTAATTGTTTTTTTACAATGTTATCTTCAACTACTAATTTATATAAATTTTCTGAAGTTGTTGTTGTTGGTAATTCAGTAAATACTAAATCATTACTACTATTATAATACAACGTACCTGTTGTTAATGTATCCGAATCAGAGAATTTTGGTATATATCCACTAACACCAGATCCATCAATTACTTTTTTACCACTTAACGGACTAAGATTTATTATGTTATTTACGTATCCAGAAGATATATAAAAAAGATCAGAAAATTCTGAGACTACTTCATCACTATTTATTGCGCGAACTTTAACAAAATAATCGTTTTGTTCGTTTACGGGAAAAATAAAACTTGGATCAATAGGCGAATAAGTAAAATCAGCAAAACCAGTTATTCTTTTTGCCATGCAAATACCAGTATTGTAGTCACCCAAATAAGTTAATCCCGTACTATTTAAAGACGTATTAGTTAAGTATCTAGAATCAGAATACGTTCCTGTATAAATCGTACCAGTATAATGTCCCCCAGAAGGTAAAAAATTAAAAGAGTTATTACCTGTATAACCATAAGATAAAAATACTTCATTATTATTAGAACTACCAGAAGGCACTCTAATTTCAGTAATATATTTTAAACCTCCCGAATACTCTTCATAAAGTCCAGTAGGAAATGAACCGAAATTATCTACATATATCGTATGATCAGACCATTGTATTCCCGAAGATCCATAATTTTGAAAAATAGACCCACTAGAACTCATTCCTGTGCCGGTTCCAAATTGTAAATCGCCTATATTTTCAATCGATCTATTTTGTAAAAAGTAATCGTATTTATTTTTATTTTTACCGCTTTCTTCCACTAATATATGGAAACTACAATCTTGAGATTGAGTTATTGAATCCCATTTAATAAAAGCATTTAGATTTAAATCTTTTGACTTATCATTAAAGTCGAAATAAACATAACCAGTTATATTTTCAATTTTTTCTGGCAAGCTGGTATTAGGGGACGGTTTTATTCCTGAAGAGGTAATTAAGGCACCTGTTTCAAAATAATTTGAAGGCAATAAATGAACATAGTATGGTTCTCTTATTGCATTATCAAAAACATTAGCAACAGAATTTAAACTCAACAAATCCGGTATTTGTATAGAATCAATATCTGGAAAAGTTGCTGTGTAATTATACAAGTAATTAGCATTACCTAAATCAAAATCTGAATCGTTAGTTACAAAAACATTTACATTTTTTATAGAATTTTTATCAGAATATTCTAAAGACAAAAATGAAGATGAAAAAGTCCCCGCAGATATAGAAGAAACACTTAAAGTTGATGATGGGAAATTTATTAAAGCAACACCAGTGCTATACAACCCCGAAACACTAACAGAAACCACATCAATAAAAAACTGATTTAAATCTATTAAATTATTTTGCCCAGTTAAAAGCGTAAAAATTTCTTTAATATCGCTTGTATTTTTTGAATACTCTGTTATGTTAAATTGTACTGGATCTTGATATAATAAATTTCTATTTATATCATAATAATTAGCAAAAAATCCAGAAAAACCATCGTCTATAACGACACCTGAAATTATATTTTTAGATATAGGTTTTTCAGTTTGCCACTTTAAATATATTTTTTCTTGCCTTAAAGATCCACTAACCAAAACCGTTGAATTATCAAAATTAAAAGTCGAAACTGGAAGGTTAGCATCATATGTTGATAAATTATTATCGAAAGAAAAAACTAAGTTTTTTATTAAAAACGGTTCCGAATAATTTATATCAATATTTTCTATAAAAGCCATATAGTTAATTACACGTTAAAAATTTTATAATTTGAATCGAACGCATAAAAATCTACAGATGTTTTAAACGTTTGACCGCCTACTTGAATTTCGCCTAAAAAGACAGTTATAAAATTTGCGTTAGATTTTAAAACATTAAAACTAAGTTTTTTTCCATTTCTATTGATTATACACATGATACCAAAAACATCTTTTGCGCCCCTATCTTGCAAAATATTAAATAGTTGAATAAAATTTATTTGCGCGTATTCGAATTGGTTATTTTGAAAATCATCATTTAGCGTTTGCTTTTCTATGTAAAAAGTATAATCATAATCAATAGATACCGCTGCTTCATAATTAGCTGGAAAAACTTTAAAATTAGTTACCAACTCTGAATCACTAAAAATTTCATTAATTACTTTATCGTTGGAAAAAACAATTTGTTTTTCTTTGCTTTGGTTTTGTTTTACATAAGAATTGTTTTCGATAATATTAAACTTTTCTTCTTCGTATTTCATTGCAGAAAAAGAATATTCATTAGAAGAAACTTCGTTTATGCTTATTATTTTATACAAATCGTTTTGAGAGTCCTCTTCGTTAATATAAATAGCAAAATTAACGCCAGATCTTAAATTTGAGTATTTACCATATATTACGTCTGGATATTTTGAAAAAAGAATATTTTTAATTACTGTATACGAATAAGTCATCGCTACGACTCCGTGTAATGGCTTCCCTTTAGTTGTAGTAAATACGTTAACTGGGCCATAAACTAAAGTTTGATTTCTATAGTATCTTACATACTCTCCATCATATGTAATTTTTAATACATCAGTTTCTTTAACGCTATTATCAGCCACAATTAAACTTTGCGGCGTATTGTTTTGTAGAATTGATAAAACAGCGGTTCCTCCACCTGTGATTTGAAATCCATAATTTATGTCGCTTTGATCTACTTTTGGATTATTTATTGTTGATAAACCAACGACGCTAACATGAAGCGCAGGAGAAACAACAGAAAAAGATATTTGACAATCATCAACAAAACTGTTATTAGTATAAGCTTTTTTATCGAAAATGACACCAGTTCCTCCTCCCGTAAGTTTCAATCCATCGTCTTCTACGACAATCGATTTAACAATAAACCAACTCATATAAGCATGAGAAACTATTTTTAAACGCAAATTATGATTATCCACTTCTAGAACTGAAAAATTAAATTCTGAAACCACATTATCTACACTAGAATAAATTTTAACACTTTTACCCAAACAATTTTCAGAAACCTCTCTATCAATATATATATAGTTATTTTTGAAATCCAATTCAGTTATTTTTCCAAAAACCATAGAAGCATTTTTAAGATTATCTGATATTCTTATAACATTTCCTATTTGCAATTGAGTTGCTTCTATGCCAGTTGAAAAACCTACTATTTCAGACTCCAATTTACCAGTAGAAAGATACCATTTACCTATTCTTTGAGCTTCAGATTTACTCGTTATACCAAAACTTAAAATCTCTTTTTCAACTACTCCAAACTTTCTAATTAAATCAGAGTCTTCTACATAAATAATTTTATCTTTAAAGTTATCGTTTTTATCTAAATAAGGAACTTTAGCTATTGAAAAAGAATTATTCAAATCTCCAGAAGCGTATGTAAATAAACCATCTTTTACATTTGAATTAGTAAAAATATAAACCGGATTTTGCTTAACATCTGAAGTTAAATTAAGCAAGCCATTTTTAAAATAAAAAATTCCTCTAAAAATAGAAGCAAGATCAGTCAATGTTTTCAAACCTTCATTTTCATTATTTATAAGAACGTTGCATGAGAAACGCGGTTCTAAGTATTCGTTATAACCAACATGTTTCGCCACGCAAGAGCCTTTATTTACGTTTAATGATGTATCAAATATTTTCTTGCTCATGTGCGACACACTGACATCCACATCTTGAGATTTAAAACTCAAATTCAAGCCAGTAATACCAAGAAAAAATTTAAGAATAAAAATTTTAATTTTATCTTCAACGTTTTCTGTAGGATTCGATTTTAAATATTTAATTAATTCTGTAAACAATATACCTTTTAAATCTTGTTCTAATATTTTTTTTGGACCAAAATCATTACATAGTTTTAAAACGACTGTAGTACTAGTTGGCTTAGAGACAGAACAAATGATTTTCTTATAATTATATTTTATGTCTTCATCAAGTTTATTTTTTAAATCATATAAATACACTATAGAACCAAAAGGATATCTTTCTTGCAGTTTTTCTAATGTTTCTGTCGATGCTACAGTAAATGAAATTGAATTATAATTTAAATCTTGTATTGATAACGAATTATCAAAAGAAAATACATCTGAATTATATTTACTATTTGAATATGTTTTAACCAGTTCATCGCAAAATTTTGATAAAGTTAAAAACTGCCATTTGTTTAGATCTATTTCGTTTATTTGACCTTTTCCTAATCCATATCTACTATTAGAACAAAGATCATAAAACACCCAAGCTGGATTATTAGTCCATATTAAATTTTTATTAAAAATACCCGACCAATTGTTAGTATATTCTCTGACTTCGCCATCATAATTTTCTGGAACTTTAATTTTTAGAAGCTTGCAATCGTAAGATCTAACTGGAATATTATTAAAATGCCTTGAACTCACTGAATTGTAAACAAGAGCAGAATAAGGGAAAGAAAATGGATATGATATATTTTCTATTACTGAGTCTAATGATATAGATCTTTCTATTTGAGTTTCACCACCAGAAGGAGGTTTAGGTAATAAACTATAGATATTTATTACTATTTCTGGAAAATTTATATTTTGTTTGTCAGAGCTGTCTAATTCAACTTTGAACGGAACCATGATTGCCCCACCTTTAGCAACTAAATTACAACTACAAAATAAATAATAATTTTTATTACTAGACTTATTTTCAACATTAATTATAAAAATCGCCGATGTAGCTGATGTACCTGCGCTATTCACCGAAAACAATTGATCCAAACTAATATTAACATCAAAAGAATCAGAATATTTATTTTGAACAACATGACTGACTGTAAACGCATAATCTTTAGCTTTTATATAACTTTGAAATTTTGTATCTTTTGTGTCGTCCTCAAAAAAGATTGTTGCAATGTTGCTTAGTACCGTACCTGTTAAATCAACTTTTACATCATTAAGACCCGCTACTTTATACGAACCCTTTGAAAAATCATAAATTTTACTTTTATATGTGTAGATAGCTCTAGAAAATAATACATTATTTTTAAATTGATTTCCAAAAGAAACCGCAAATGAAGACTGAGAAAAATTATAAAGATTAGTTTTTTTATCTACAAGAGGTATATCATTATAATATATAGCTTTGCCCAAAACATTTGATTTGGTTTTAACGTTTATGTAATCTACAGAGTTCCCATTAGAATCAACAAAGCCTTCAATCGGACCTTCGCATAAAAGATCTATAGCATCATATTTAGATTCAGTTTCTAAAGTCTGATTTATCTGATTTGTATTGTTTATAAATGTACTTATTATAGGATCAACAGAAATTTTCATAAAAATTAAGGAGCGTCTCTACGTTCAAAGTTTTGTTCTTGAATTGCTCTGTAAAAGCTTGAAAGTTCAGAATTTTTATCTTCATTTCGAATAACAAAACTAATACTATTAGCTATTATAATAGATCCTATTTTTAATCTTCCATACCCTATTGGAATAGCAACATTTCTTAAAGACACATTTTCGTAACTAGAAAACAATCTAGAAACAGTTTTAATATCAATAGGTGACTTTGGAGTTAATAATTTTGTTATTAACATCTGAATTCCTGTCGAAATAGCCAATAATATTAAACCAATTAATATTTCAGTACCAGCGCCTAAAATAAGAGGAACAATCTCTATTTTAGATTTTTTGTGTAAAATAGGTGAATTAATATATTCTGGAGGCATGATTTCGCCATCAACATAAATTATAAAATGAGTTATATACTCATTTAATACGCCTAATGTAGATATCAATTTATTTGAATTAGCTTCTATGGCTTCAAAAGCTTCTAAAACCGATGAAACATTCAAATTCCATTCCGTATCTATAAAATTTTCAAAAATTCCATTTAATTTTATATTCACCATATTATTATTTACACTTCATTTCTTTAAATTCTTCAGATTTTACGTTGTATAACAACATATTCATATTATGATATTTTTGTTGCAAAATGTCTAATTCTGAAAAAAATGCATTATCAATATGGCTATGAAAAAAATATAAAATCTTATGGTTGTTTTTTATGTTCAGATAGTCTTTGGGAGACACTAGAAAAAAATTTTTCTCATCTGGATGCTTATTTTCTGTTTTAATAAAAAACAAATCGTCTTTTTCAAGAACAACGAAACCGCAAACTTCTTTGTGACAATTTGCTACGCTATAATTTTTTATTTCAGCAAGAATTTTATCGTTTATTATCATGTGAGAAAGTAGAAGGAAACCCTCCAAATGGTAGAGATCTGCCATCTTCACCTTTTTTTAAAACATAATCTTCAAATCTCAATAAGCATCCTTTAAGTGTTTTTGAACATTGATCTTGTTTCCAAATATCAGTATTTAAATCTGGTTGTTTATTGAAAACGCTATCTTCTATACAAACGTAAAATAAATTCGGTTTATTATTAAAAGACGAAATAGATTCAGTTTTTAAATTTGTTGTGATATTTGGTATGAAATCCAAATAAACAGAATCCCCTTTATTATAAGTAGATGTATCAGTCCATTTGCCAGAATAATTTATTGAAGAGAATCCATAATTTTCATTACTTAATGATGTTTTATAGTTAGCTAAAAATACTTTATCATTTTCATCGGCAATTGCCATACCAACCATTTTTCCTATTAAATTTGCGGTGTTTGAAACTTGTGTTGTATTTGTAGTTACAGGTCCAGAATAATCCGCTGTATTACCATAATTACATCCATAGCATCTATATCCCCAAGAACAAGTATCATTTGTGACTTTTCTAGAAGGAATATTGATATTTTGAATATCTATTTTTGTGGCAAGCTCTAATTCAATAAATTCTTTATTTTCTGATTTTTTTAAATTAATTAAAAATTCATCATATGAAATATACGTTTTAAAGTTAGAAACTCCAAAAGGGTTTATTCCATCTGAAAAATTAGAGACATCCAAGTCTCTTGCTAATATTTTTTTTCTAATGAAACTTTTACCAATTAAGTCGCCTCTATCTTTTAAAACATAAGACATGTAATTATTTATGTTAGCAATTTTTAATGTTGGCTTTGGCTGTCTTCCATCCGAAGACGACTCTAAATTTGACAATTCACATGGTATAAATATATATTCTTGATTTTGAAAAGATATGTTTTTGGAAAAATTTTTAGATCCATGAAATCTTAAATAGCCCTCAAATGATTCTAATTGTATTTCAAAGAGATCTAAAATTACATAATTGTCTAATTTAAAAAACGTATTCATATTAAACTGTTCCTGCCACTGAAAAAATATTTGGTAATCTATAACTATATAAGTCAGAAGATTTTAAATTTAAATTACTAACACCATTCTCACCAGCAAATAAACTAAAATAATCATTCACAAGAAAAGAATAAGCTGTATTTAACTCTTGTTCACTTAATACTCTATTATAAAAACTTATATCAAAATAATTGATACCAATTGTTGTGCTTCTATTTATTAACTTTAATGTTGTTTGATTTAAATTATTAATCAATAACGGTAATTCCGTCGCGCTTACTGTAGAAAAATTAACTTGATTTCTATTTATAAAATAAAAATATTTATTTTGCACTCTTCTTATTTGTAAAACGAATGGCTGATACAAACTTGCAGATGAAATTTTGTGAATAACTGTATTTGAGCCTGAAGTCGTTAAGTCTATAGTCGCGCCTCCAGAAGAACTGGAGATTGTAAAAGTATTTGCGGCTGGCACAGTTTTTACATAATAAATTTGTTTTGTATATGGAGTGGATATATCATAAATATTTATCGGCAAAGGCAAACTGTCTCCAACAAATCCAATCGTATCTCCAACTAATAGATTATGATTAGTAGTTGTAGTTATCACATTTGTAGTCGTATTCACACTACTTATCGACAACAACGAATATAACTGTTTAGATATTTGCTGGCTTTTTGCATTTGAACCCATAGAAATAGCAACGTCTTTTTTATTTTGCAAACATGCGTTTTTATAATTAAAAAGTAAATTCTCTTTAAGATAACGATTATAAATTAACGGATCATTTTCAAAGGTCTCAAATTGATCTTTTGTAATATTTTCAGTATTTGCTGTATTAAACCAATCAAATAAAGATGCGTAAAGATAAGAAAATTTACCATTCACAGAATCAAACGCTGTATATGCAAAATTATCGAAACTACACACAAAAAACAAATCAAAATCAACACAACTAACATTTGCAGATCCAAAATTTAATTCTAAAAATTGACTATTTTTTAAATTAATAGTTTCGTAGCCTAAGCTTTGATAATTAGCATTATAAGTTCCACCTGATGTACTACTCAAAGTGTAAGTAGAAATAGTAGTATCACTAGCCCATGAAGTACCACTAGCTATACCGCTATTTTTAAATCTAAATACGGGAGTAGATGGCAATACATTATTATATAAATTAAATTTCAAATCGGATTCTGAATATGTTTCCGCTATTTTTCCAGGCAATCTGTTGGTTCGAATTGTATTAATAGGATAATAAAGAACATAGTCTGGAAAAGGTGTAACTACTGCGTATCCATGATTATCTAAAAAGACATATCTATTTTCTTCTCTATTAGTTATATAATTTGTTGATTTTATAAATTTTGAGTCTTTATAAGAGTCAATAAGTAAAGTTGCACTACCCATTTCACCATATCCCGAAGGGTTAACGGATACAACGTACCTACCAATTTGACCAACTCCTTGAGTAGGTCCAAGAACTGCGTTTCCCGCTGTGCTGTAAAAACCAACCGTCCAACGCAAAAATTTTTTATTATTGATAGGATCTAAATAGAAATTTTTTGGCATCGAGCCATTTATTCCAACAAAATAAGTACGAGAAATGTTTGCAACTAATTGATCATGAAATGTATGTTTATCTGCAAGAGTATTATACGCATAAATAAGTCCTGCTTTACCTCCTCCACCACCAGACGCTATTGCAGATGAAAGATTGTTGTTTATATTAACTTTTTGAGGATTACTCAATTGACTATATAAATTATATTTTATATCTTTTCTTTTACCAACGTCCTGTATTTCGCTTTCAATTTTTAAAATAATTGCTGGACCACCATTTGAAGAATCATTATATCCTGCTTGATTCTCAAACGCTAAAAAAGAAGGCTTAGGAATAGCCCATAGGATTACATATTGATTTGTATTTGGTGGATAATCTGTTCCGTTTTTATTGCCAAACGGCTCATTTATATTTGTTCCATTTCCCATTGCGCCTAAAATTTGAGTTGTGCTGGGAATATAAAAATTAACGAATGTTCCTCCGACTCCACTAAAATTTTGAAAAATCCCTTCTAAATTAATCGCTCCTTTAGATGTGTCAATAGATTGAAAAATGCTATTTTCTGGCAAATAAACGTTTATACCAGAATAACCAGTAAAATTAGCACTCCCTAAATTAGCTTCTATTATTTTACTATATAAATCGTATGTAGACGTAAAAAAAGAATTGTCGGGAGTTATATGAAAATCAAAAGCTTGTTTTTCTATTTTAATATTTATTGGAGTTCCAGAATATCCAATAAAGACTTCACTTGAAACCGGATCTGATAAAGATTCTACTCCACTAGCATAAATTGAAACTCCACTGTTATTGTTAGAATATGTATGTATTCTAGCGTAATAATCCGTTTCTCTTGCTAGTGCTGTAAAATCGTCCTGTGTTACTACATTTTTTATATCATCATCTCCAAATCCATAATACGTAGAAAACTTAGGGTTTTGATTTGTGTTTTCTGCTATTCTAATTTGTTTAGTGTACGCTACGGGTGACGAAAAAGAAGAATTTGTGGATATTTCTAAAGTGTATCCAGTAATAAAATAATTGTGTAAATTGTCTCCTGTTATACCTGTTGGAGGTTTCCAATAAAAATTATAAGCTGGAGGATTAAAGTTGCTAATTACTCTAAAAGATCTTGGATTGCCTCCGGTAATGTTTAAAATTCTTTTACCTGTTATGTTTAAAGTTATATCTCCACTAGGATCTACGCTGCCATCTTCAATCGATGTAGATTGAATTGTCAAATCTGTAATTTCATCTCCTATAGAAGAAGTTATAGTTGGCCTATAAAAAACATCAAAAAGATCAAACGAATCTGGATTTACGACAAAAGAACTTTTAGAAATACTAAAATTTGTATCGTTTGAGTTTTCAACAGAGTAAGATACTTGAGCGTTTCCACTATTAAAAACAGTTATTGGAAAATGAATACCAAAACCAGTTAAGCAATTACCAATATTTGTACCAGTTATTTTTACATAGCTCATAGTTTTATAATAGTATTAAAATAAACATCTGAAATTAATTTTCCTTTAAATTCTAAAAATTTTACATTAATGTCGTGATTATCTTTAAATTTATAAGTATGACTCCATTCTGGACAATAAAAAGTTAACTGTTTATTGTAAGGCTCTGGTAAAGTAAATTCAAATAATTTAAAACCACATCGATCATCTAAAAACTTTAAAACAGCAAAAGCTTCTTTATCAGATCTATTAGTAAAAGACAAAGATAGATCTAATATATTTTTATTTATTCCATCTTGTTCGAACGCCACAGAAGTCATTTCGTATTCATTTTTTAAAAATCTAGGCTTCAACGGAATGGCAAAATCTAAATCTGGTTTAAAATAAAAATCTTTAGTAAATAAACTATTTGCACCAGTTGGACTTTGACTTAAATTTAAAGATGTTGATGCGTCACCAGTATACCAATAATATCCACCATTAATAACAGAAGGATTGTTATAATAAATTACATCGTGTTTATTATATATATTATTAAGTATAAAAGGTCTAATCGCTGATGTATCAGTGATTGAATAACCTCTATAGTTTAAATTAGAATCGTAAGCTGTTGTGCAATTGATTACTATATTATTAATGTTTGAATCTACGGATTTGTAATCTAAATTTTCAAAATAAATTTTAGCGTCATTTCTATAAGGATAAAATAAATCCATAGAAACATTTTCATAAGAATCTACCATAGTTAAAGGTTCGTTTTCAAAAGAACTTTGAAAATAACCTGCTAATGCGTGCGCTTGTTTATCTGTTAATCCCTCGTAATTAATTGAAAAATTTGTTGCTAAATTATTAGCGTTAGGTATAACATTTAAAAAATAACCATCACCATAGTTAGCTTTTATAGCTTTCGTTGAAAAGTTTGCCGAACATCCATATGTTTTATTAAAAAGATTATCAATATTTTTTGTTAAATGCAAAGACCCAGTTAAATTGATTGGAGCATAAGCATAACTTGTAGAAGTAAAATCATCACTTGCGATATACAAGTTGTCATCGTTTTTAAAATATTTTTCAAATAAATATTTTTCTAACTTTAGAATCTCTTCATCTGTTGGCATTTTTGAATAACCTATTATTTCATAATAAGATATATTGCTGGCATCATAATTATAATTAACACCATAATTAACTGCGCTAAGTATTTTACTATTACCAGCAGTTCCAATTCTCAAACTGGCGCACCCAGTAGCAAAAAAAGCAGCAGTGTTTTCGCTTAAAGTTTGAAATCCATTGTTTCTTACTCTTAAATTTGTTGTCGTGTTGTTTTTTAAAATAGAAACTATATTTTTATTGAATAAATTAGCCGCTGAAAAATCAGCGTTTATACTTGCTGCGGTAAGTTGATTTGGATCAGAATCAATAACAAAACGTTGAGATCCAGGTTCCAAATTAAAATTTGTAATTTCTGAACCATTTATATTATTGCCATAAACTCCAAAAAAACCTGTAGATATCGTTGATGTATTTGCGTTATCTGTGTTAATAATCGTTGAATAATTTGCAAAATAACCTCCTACTTGTAAATTTCCTGCTCTTAAAGAATCAAACTTATAAACAACAAACCAACATCTATCTCCTGTTATAAAACCACTGAAATTAGGAGAACCATTTGGTGGATATAGTTGATTATATATACCTTGACTTGCATCAGCAATGCATTGAACAGCATTTGTAGTATTATTATAAATCGGTTTAGATCCGTCGCCATCATAATTATAAAGATTTTCAGTAGAATGACCGGGAGCAGAATTATACCAAACAGAAATTCTACCAGAAGCATCAAAATCAAAAACATTTAAATCATCAGTTTTGAACCAAGCGAATAAACCAGATATATCGAGGGGATTTACACCATTACCAGTATAATATTGATAATCAACTAAATCATATTTTTCATACGATACGTTATTAACATCAAAATCTTTTATACCTGAAACTGAAAACTGTGTATTTATAAACTTACTCATAAGCTATTCCTTAGTAACGCCAAACGTTGAGTGATAGACAAAGTACTTTGCAACACTCCATCATTAGAAACGTTTAAAGAACGTGATTCTATTTTTCCAGAAACATTGAAAGTATTTAACAAAGTGTTGTTGTAGTTTTTTAGAAAGAGATCACAATAAACTGACTGTCCTTCTATTTGAGCAACATTTGTTTTTTTGAAATAATTTCCATCTACAGACATAGATTTTGTTTTATTTGTCTTTGCTACTCTGAATGGAGAAATTTCTCCGTTAGCAAAAAAAGGCAACAAATTAACTTTTTCCGAATAATCAAACGAAAAAATTTCATCAAATCCAAAAACCCTATCGACATCCATTAAAAAAGTATGATGTGAATGAGATATATTATTACATTGAGAATTTCTTTTTGAAGAGAATGCGCTTAAGTTTGTTGTGCTATTTGTGGAGTTTATTGTTCCGTACCAATCAAATTCAGCAGACAACAACACAGGCTCAAAATTAGCAACTTTAAAAGATAAAGATTTTAGATAACATTTTGTTATTTCAATTCCAGCAAAGTTACAGTTCACCGAATCTTCATTAGTTGAAGTTGTGTTTAAATAAGAAGGAAGCGAGCCTGTTAAATAAAATTCTGTACTTAAAGATCCTATTATAGTATTATCTGGAGCGTATCTCAATAAGCTTCCATCAGATAACAAGACAGGAGAAATGTTAGACTGCAAAGAAATAGAAACAGAATTAGAATAAAAAATATCATTGTTTATTCTGAAATCTAAATTTTCATATTTTATGAATTTACTCATTATACAATAATATATCTAAAAGAACTAGTCATTTGAACCACAGCGTTTAATGGGGTAGGGCCAGATGTGAACAATCTAAATTGAAGGAGTTGACCAGCAGCAAAGGAATGAGACGTAGGAATAACTAAAGTTGTTGTACCTGCAACTAATGATGTAATCGTGGTTGTATATTTGACATTTGCCGTATCAGTAGTGTCACCAATATTATTTGTTGTAGAACTTGCTGCTGCTGGAGTTATTGCATAAAATTGAAAAATTACATTACTTATCGCGATAGTTGCTGTAACAGAAAACCTAATTCTTTGTAGACTACCAGCATACATAGCGACTCCAAAAGGAGCATTACCAATAATATTAGAATTATTAGACGCAGAAGAAGCGTTAGTACCAAAAGGATCTATATATATATGACTTGATCCAGCCAAGCTAGTGGTATAAACTTGTATATATTGGCCTTTACAATAACTGCTAGCTGTAGTATAACTACCATCTATATCTAAATTTCCGGCAGTTGATAATTTCGCAACAACGTCTGGGCTTGCACCAAAATATCCATTTTTTATAAACACAAAATCATCATTACCTCCAAAAGTTGTATCGTTATATATGTTTCCTATTGACCACACATCAACATCAGGACTAAAATCATCATGTCTAGAAAAAGTTACAAAAGAATTTCTTGGTCCCGAGTCTCCACCAGGAAGATCAATAACCTTATTACTAGCTATTATTATTTCACATGTTTTTTCATAATCTGTTTCAAAATAAGCCAAAGAATTACCTGCACTTGTTGATTTTAAATGCAATTTATATAATGGACTTGTATTACCTATTCCCAAAAGCCCATTACCAGCCATGCTATAAACAAGGTTAGTACTAGTTAGTGAATTAGAGCTTCCAATATATATCTTATTTGCAGAAACTCCAATATGAGCGGTATTCGTAGTATTTTTTAAACTTAAAGATGTATTTGTTTGATTTGTTTCAAATCTGCTGACTTGAGTAGCAGCACCACTTACATGCATTGTATAAGCTGGAATTGTATGACCAATACCTACTTTAGGAGTAGTTGAGTCATTATCTATATATATGGCATTTTTTCCTAAATTAATATCCCCAAGGTTATTATAATTTAATAATAAAATTTCATCAGTAGCGCTAGTTTTTATTTCTCCAGTATATGGATCAAAAATCAAAGCATTTCCTGAATTTTGAAATTGAATAAATTCACCACTAATTAAAAACTTATTAGTTAAACCACCAGTAGTACCATGAATTGCAAAATTACCACTTTGATCAACTGCCATTAAATTAGTAAAACTAGAACCACCATTAACGGAGGATTCTAAATATAGTTTTGTATCGTTTGGCTTTTTAGAGAATTGATAGTAAACGCTTGGATCTGTAATAGAAATTCCAATTTTTCTAGCACTACCACCACTGATTCTTATTTGACCTAAACCTAGGGTTGCGCCTGGAACATCAACAACATCTAATGATACACCTGGAGTTCTATCATTTATACCTACAAAACCATAATCTCCACTTACTGAAAGACCGAAAACTCCAGCATCTTCAAAAATTGTAAAACCATTATCATTTTGAGCGGTGAAGCCCGTAAAAGATTGAGACAATTCATCTCTTGTTATTTTATTGTCTTGTGAGGAATTGGCATTCGATATTAAAAAAATGTCGTCTCCCAAAACATTTGCATTTAGTTTGTCCGATAAAGATGAAAGAGGGATTGACATATTAATTATTTAAATATCCTTTATAATTAAGATTTACACTTAAAATGTCGTCGGCAGTTGAATTAAATTCTTGAGATATTAGTTTAACATTATTAAATGATTGATTAAAAATATTTATTCCTAAAGCTTTTTGATATAAAAGCAAATCATCGCCTCCATTAACTCTTAAATTTTGCTTGTTAGTCGGTGTGCTGCCAATCTCTAAAACTTCATCTTGAAAAATTGTTCCATTTATTGATATTGAAAAATTAGCATCTGTATCATTATTCAATATATCATATAATGATTTTGAACTGTAATCATCAACTTCTAAAGTAAAAGACGCTTCAATTTCAATAGGTAATTTTAATAAAACTTCAGAAGGTATATAGTTTAATATGGGCGGCAACAATACTGATGGAGTATAACCGCTTTGATATAATGTATAAATAGGTTCTTTCGGGCAATTAATGGTATAATTAAAATTTGTAATTCTATTTGTGCTAGATCCACTACAACTTAATACAATATCTTTTACTTGTGGAACTGATATAGATGAAGGTTTGCGATTTCCTGATGCATTATAATCTGGCCCCACATCTCCATAAACAACAATATCTGACGTTGTCGTTGGCACTTCTCCTACAGAACAAGAAAGATTTAATGAATTTAGATAGCCTGATAAAAAACCAAATTTTTTATTTGAATAATTTAAACTGCCGCGAAAAGATTTTGCTGTTCTATCTGGATTTTCTCCAGTAAATTTTAAAAACGGATCGTTATATAATAAATATTTACTTATAGAAAAACTTGCAACTGGTACTTCAGCGATAACTTGTTTGTTATATCCAACGCCTATTGTTTTGATTGGCGCGTAATTAATATTATAATTCCCATTAACTGATGTTATACCAGATATAGTACTATCATTTAAGAAAAAATAATTTTCGTAATTTAATGTCGCGCCTTTCATATTATGAATTTCTTGCTCCAGCTAATGAACCGCCAAATTGTTTTTCTTTTCTAATTACTTCGCCAACAGCAGCATATATCTTATTATTCAAATTCTTGGACAACTCAACATCTTGTTGTTCGTAGCTTGTTGTATTGCTTCCCATCTTTAAAGATCCATCTCTTTGAACGCTTGTATTAAAGTTAAATGAATTATTTGCGCTCGTATTATTATTAACCGTGGAGTTGCTATTTCCAGCACTACTAATTGATGAACCACCGCTTTGCATACCAGTTCCGTATCTTTTCACCATTGGAGAATCGTATAGTCCGCCTTCCATATAACCGGGAATCGTATCAGAAAGACGAGAACCAATTAAGCCGCCTGTTTGTTTGCCTGCTTTTTTTGGAGCAAATGGATTCATAGAACCTCTTTGATAAAAAGGAAGTTGACCACTTTGTAAAGGACCAGAAAAAATAGATTTAAATCCAGTATTAGGCGTTCCTCCTATATATTGACCTGTTGGGCTAAGTAAACCTTTATTCATTAAAGGTCTAATAGACATAGACTCTGCTTTAGTTAATTCAGCACCAGATGTTAATTTACCTGAAAGGGCTTGAGTTTTTGTAGCTTGCATATTTTGAGCCACATTAGAAATTCCTGCACCAATAGCTATTGTTGCAGCAGCAGCCACTAAACTACCAATCATTGCTGCTTTTTGTTGTTTGTCGGCTAGTTTTTTCGCTCTATCTTCTGCGGCTTTTTGTTTTGCAGCATCATTTAATTCATTATAATATGGATCGTTTTCTAATCCCATTTGAGTCATATTATTTTCCATGCTAGAAATGTCATTAAATTCTTTACTGAATGCTCCACCACTAGCAAAACGAGGTGCAGCAGAGAAATTCAAGGTATCAAGAGCAGCAGGACCACCCATCGCCATTACCGCTCTTCTATTTAATACATATTCACCATTCTCAAGCATAGCTGGATATTTATCGCCAGTTCCCGTGCCTGATATATACATACCAGATTGAGCGCGAATTATCCCGCCTTTTTGACTCGGAACTGGAATTGCACTTGCTGAACCGAAACCTTGCGCTAAACTAGGAGCAAATGAACCCATAATTTGATAAATACCAGATCTCATCATCATAGTACTTATTTCATCAAGAAATTTACTTGCTATACCCGTTAAAGCTTGACCTAAATTATCTGATTCTTTAATTGCGGCTTTTATACCATCAACTAGACCATCAGCAAACATTTTTGGCAATTGTCTTCCTATAGTTCCAATCAACATTTCTCCTTCAGTAGCTAAATCTCTAAATCCAGCTTTAAATTGAAAAACAAAATCTCTTGATAATTCCATTGCCATAAGAGCTTCTTTAAATTTTTCAGCAGCAATATTTAAATCATCAGCACTTTCCTTTTCAGTAAGAGCTATGTCTTTTCTAATATTACTTATTTTTTGTAAATAGTCTTTTTGTTTATCAGTTGCTTTTTGCATATCCAATGTTCCAAATTGATCTTTTATAAAATTTTCTGTCTTTTTTAAATTTTCTTCTGGTTTTGATAAATCAAAAGATTTTGATAACGCTAGATAAGCGGTTTTTTGAGCGTCTGATAAATTATAATAATCTTGTATATTTGTCGTTAAAAGTGTTTTAGAAATGCCTAATTCTTTTGTTCTTTTTTCTGATTCAGCGTCTTGAATATCAAAGTCATATTGAGTTTGTAAACTACTTCTTTTTCCATATAAAGATTCATCAATCATCATTGTATTTGGCCGTCTCACTCCTCTTAAATTTTTTTGAAATTCATCTTGTCTAGATAAATCTTTAAAAGAGTAATCTAAATCATTAACAAAATCTTTTAATTGTTGATTTAAATTAGCCACCGCTTCAGCAGCATCCGTCAAACCTTGAATCTGTTTGTCTTGACTTGTCTGATATTCATCAAATTTGCTAACAGCAACAACAAAACCATCAGCCAAAGCAGTGCCTAATAAACTTCCAGAAGTTGCTGCTTCTTTTAATGTTGCTACAATTGATTCTAATTCAGTACCTTGTAATCCTCCTTGTTTTAACAATTCAGTTAAATCACCAGTTCTAAACTGTCCAAGTCCAAATGAACTTTCAAGTTCACTAGAATAAACTCTTGAAATTTCCACGATAGCATTGCGATCTACTTTTGACATAGATTTGAAAAAATTTGGATTCTCTTTGTAAATCGTTTCTCTTGTTTTTTTATTTGCTAAATCAATTTTAGAAAGTTCTTTTTCTTTCACTCCTCCAATACCCAAAAATTGCATCATACTATTTACTCCTCCAGAAGCAAATTTCATAAATTTAGCAACCTGACCAGTTCCCCCCTCTTCTTTTATTTTAAGAAGACCTGCCGATTTTAAAGTTTCAAAAGAATATTTTTTCTGAACTAATATAGCATCATTTAATACTGAAGTAGCTTCTTTTTGTTTTAAAGAGTATTCTTGAACTACCGCAGATAAAGAGTTAATATCAGTACCTGCTAATTTTATTTTATTGGCAAAATCTGCATCTTTAATTGATGAAAGCTCCGCTCTAAGAGAAACAAGATTTTTTTTAATATCTTTTGGAGAAGTAGATTTACTTATTTCTTCTTGAATTACAAGGTATCTCTCAGCGCTTGAAATATTTTCAATAATTTTATTTTTTTGTTCTTCTTGTCTTTCTTTTAACTCTTCAACGCTTAAACTAGCGCTATCTAAAGCTGATTTAAGAGCGATCAAACCTCCAACCGCACCTCCAATTAATGCTCCAGGTAAACCAGCAGCTTGTGCGCCAATGCCTACACCTGTTGTTACAGCGCTTAAACCCGTACTTGAAAACGATTGCGCCATTCTTTCATTCGAAGACATTTCACTTCTTTTCTTATCTCCGAAAACAGATTGTTCAACTAATCCAGCAATTGTAGGACCAGCAACAGATATTGCAGTTCCAGCTCGCGAAAGACCTCTAGAAAACCTTGAAAATTTTGAATTACGAGAGCTATCAACGGTATTAGCAAGACTAGCTTTTAACTCAGGATTTTTATCACCTGTTGACTTAGAGGAGTTTTGACTTGTAAACTTATTTCTTATATTACTTATTGCATCAATCCCAGAGCTTGATATTGTTTGAGTAAATTGATTCCCAACTTTTGACATGCTTGATACTATTTTTTTAGCCGTTGATTCTGCAATTCTTTCTATTTTTTGTGGATCAAAATTTCGATTCATCAAACTAAGACTCAATAAAATATTTTCTTTAACTGTTCCAATCTTGAAACTTAATTTTTTACCAAAATCATCAACAGATTTAGATATTAAACTAGAAAATCTAACCACATCAAAACCTTTATTATTTTGTGGCGCTGCAAAATTTGGAACATATCCTTTATTCATCAATCCAGCATCTTTCTGCCCTCTCATAGAATCACTCAAAGCGTTTCCTAAACCACCATGATCGGCAATTGCGGAACTAAATGTTGGCTGACTCTTGTTTCTAATGTGCGGGAAAGGCTTAGTATCGAATACGGCTTTTTCTCCGCTCATGCTTTCTTCTAAGCCCATTACTGCTTGTTTATACGCAAAGTTAGGAATAAACCCTGAAGCATGAGAATTAACTAATTCAATCAATGCCATATCTAATTTTGCGGCATTGTATTTGTGACCAGCTATTCCGTTTTCAAAATCAGACATTGCAATCTCCTTGCCATTGATTAAAAGCTTAGAACTCTTAGCCATTTTTGCCCAAGATAATTGAGGAAAAATAGCTTTTGCAGGAATAGATTTGCCGCTCGCGTAATCTGCCAAAGCTTGTTCTTGTGGTAATAATACAGATTTAATAGTACTACCGGAACCAATTTTTTCAGCAATGCTTCCGTATAATTGAGAGCCTAATCCTTGACCTCTAAATTTTTTACCGACTTCAACGCCTTCGATTTCATAATTATTTTTGCCAGTTTTTATGGCTGATATATTTCCTTTTCCTTTTATAAAAGAAGATATCATTGAAGCAAAATTAGGAATAAAACCTCCAGAAGCTTCTGCTCTATAAAAACTAGGATTATTAACATATGAAGTTAATAATTCATTTGTTTTTTGTGAAAGTACTTTAAGTAATTCAGGACTATTTTTAGCAATCTCATCATAATTTGTTGCTGCTAAAGGTAAAAACTCTTTACCTAAAGCGCTCATATATTGTAAATGCTGTGGATTTCCAGGTTCGTTAAAAACACCCAATAACTCTCTTAATCTAGCAGCAGCTTTTGGATTTTTTGTAGTAAAATTATTATATTTTTTAGTAATAATTCCTGTTGCACTGCCTCCAGTTTGTGAATCTTTAGGACCACCTTTAATTTCTATACCAACTAAATCAAGTAAATCTGTAGGATTAGTATTAACTAATTCCATGAAAGAATCGAAAGATGATTCGCCTTGTATAGTATCTGGTTCAAGAGATTGACCTAAAATTAAAGATTTTATTTTAGATTTATTAGCTTGTAAACCTATAGAAGAACGAACAAATTTCTCATATATTGGACCAAAAACATTTCCGTCACCAGCTTTTTTATTATAATCTGTTTTATTAGTTCTGAATTGTGTGGATCTAAAAGTATCTGCTGCACCTGCCCCTGCAATATTTAATGTTGGCTGTTTTGCGTCGAATGATGGATTAGCGTATTTTTTAAACCAAGGTATTCTCAACATGCTTATAGGAGGAGCAAAGTTTGGAATAAAACCGTTTGATGAAATACCTAAACTAGCCAATCTTGTTTCTTTTGTGCCAGGTTTTGCTGAATAAACTTGATTTCTTTTTTGTATGCCCCAAATGCTAGATATATATTCTGGCATACCTGGAGTTTCATCAGAAGCCGTCATTAATCCAAGTAAACTTGGATCAATTATTTTTTGTTGTATTTTTTGACGCAATAATTCACCAAACTGAGTTAATCTAGACTCTTTAACATCTTTTAATCTAGCTTCTTTATTCAAAAACATTTTTTGCAAAACGCCTTTTTTCTGTTCTGGAGCCACTCTACCATAAGCTGAATCACCAGTAGTTCTTACTAATGTTCTATCAAAATCCAAATACGTCATTTGACGTTTTTGTTGTCTATCTAATATATTTTGTATTGCTTTGTCTGGAATTGGAAGAGATGCAATTCCTTTTGGAAAGTCATGTTTATTGCGAGCATTATCATCTATTAGCGGGGAAAAATTAGGTATAAATCCACCATATGATGTTGTTCTTCCTATTGTTTGATAAATTGGTAATGTCCCAAAATCTACATCATTTTGTTTATCCCAAGTATTTGCATCCATTTTAGAAACATTAATTCTAATCGATTTCGCAATTAAATCGTTTATTCTTGCAGCGGTATTTTTCGCTTCAATGCCTTTATACATTGTTGAACCTAAAATTTTAGGAACTAAATCTGCTGGATCAGTATTACCAGGGCTTATTTGATATGCACCAGATACATTTTCATGTTTTAACACTAATTGTTCATAAAAATCTCCAATAAAATTGCTATAATCTCCATTTAAAGACTTTTTAAATTCTTCGGATGTTTTATAAAGTTTTTTATTTCTAATAGATTTGTATTTTGTATTACTAGCTGCAACAGATTCATCTTCAGACGCCCTTTTTTTGAATTTAAAATCTTCACCTGTTAATCCTAATTTTTGAGAAGTTCTCAGATAAGCTGCTTCAACAGAAGCTTCATCCATGCCTAATTTAGTTATATTTAGATCAGTTGTCCATTTCGTATCACCAGAAATTAAACCATCCCAAGCAATTTTAGTAGCTTCATCGACTTTATTTTTTTCTAAATATTTTATTACTTTTAAATTTCCTGAGAGTTTATCATAAATTTTATTACGTTCGCCATGATAATGAATTATCCTATTAGTTTTTGGATCTGTGACGTTATCATTGTAATAACCAGAATCTACTAAATTTCTTTTTAAATCTAAATCTTCATCAGCCTTCAAATTGATTGGATTATAATCAGTTAGCCTTACAGTATAACTCTCTCTTGTTTTATTGGGTTTTTTCCCTTTAATAACTTCACCTTTATCATCTATAAATTGTTTGTTAGCAAAATTAGGAATAAATCCATCATTCATGTACGGATCAACACCTGTTCTACTTATAGCATTTTGTCTATGTGCGCGGCCAGCTTTTGATCCAGCAGGAGGATTAATAAAAGGTTGAGCAAAACCGGGGACGTATTTAACATCTTCCGCAGTATTCATTACTCCACCAACAGGAGATTTGACTACTTTACCGGGAGCATAACCACCAGCTTGTGCGCCAACTGCTTCAGCCATTCTTGTTGCATTAGGAATATAACCTCCTGCGCGAGTGACCTGCAAACCACCAGATCCTTTTACTCGCACACCTTGACCGGCTAATTGAGTGGCTAATTGTTTTGCAAGAGTTGACTGTATTTGATATTCTGCTGTTTGTTGTCTAGCTAATTGAAGCAGCAACTGAGCTTGTGCAGCTTGATTGCCCATAGAGCCAGCAAGAGCTTGCGATACCGGCCCTTGTTGCTGCATGATTTGCAAAATAGATTGTTCAATGTTTTTTCTATTTTGAGTTTCTGTCGTGATACCAGCAATCTGAGGCAAAGCCTGAGCGAGATAAGTGAAAGAGTTTTGTATTAACTTGAAAAGCGTAAAGAAAGCGGCAATAGCACCGGGACCAGCTATTATATTACGAATACCTTTTAATAAACCATTAGCGAAAGTAGAACCAACTCCTTCTCCTTCAAGAATTTCGTTCATGCTTTCGACAAGTGATTTCAATTGTTCTGTACCATATCTAGCCAATGGTTCAAACGTTACTTTACCAATGTTATTTGCTAGTTGTTGTGTAGAAGTAGCTGTTTGCTTTAATAAAGCGTCAAGAGTTTGATTTAGTTTTGCAGTAGCTACTTCAGCCTCATTTGTTGCTGATGCGCCTCTTTGTAAAGCTCCAGCATACACGCCTTGAGATTTATTTAAATCGCCAACAATAGCTTTAAGAATGTTAACCTGATAAACACCCGCGACTTGTTCAGATAACTGCGCTCTTTGAGCGTCTCCTAAATTTTTATAAGCACCTGCAAAATTTTGTAGAACAGTAACTGCTGGTAAAGTGTTTCCTTGTACATCTCTTACAGCTATATTGAAAGCTTCTAATTGGTCAAGAGTTTCTGTACGTTGTAAACGAGTAAAAATTGTTTTTAATGCGTTACCAATAACTGCGCCGCCTCTTGCTGTGCTTTGTTGAGCGGCTGTAACCAATGCATTTAATTGATCCAAGCTAACTCCCGCTTCTTGCGCCGCTTGACCTGTACGAGATAACGCTTCAGCTAAGTCTCCTGCGCCAACTGCGAAATCTTGTTCGACAGCTACAAGTTTATTTAATATTTGAGTTGTTGTTACTCCAGTTGCGGCAAAACCGTTTATAGTAGAAGTCAAAGCATCAACAGAATTTGCAGTGCTAATTCCAGCGACTCTTGCTAAAGTTAATGCGTCTTTTGTTCTTATTAAAACTTCTTCAGCTTTTAAACCTTGACGAGAGAATTCAAGAGCAGCTTTAGACGCGTCATCAAATGTAGAAGCCGTTTGTTTACCAACGCTAAATAAATCTGTACTAAATTTTTGTAATTGACCAGTAGTTAATCCGAATACACGATTAATATCAGCAAGATTCTTTTCGACATCGATAGTAACATTAGCTAGTTCTTTAAAACTACGAATGACACCACCAAGAACAGCGGTTGAAGCTCCGAATGCAATAACGCGAGCATTAGAAGCGGCAAGAGCCGCCTCAAAATCCTTAACATCACCAGTCATTCTTCCGAGCGGCTGAGAGAAAGCTCGTTGATTAACGCTTAAATTAACCTGATTGTTCTGAGCGAATTTTTGATTGTACGCTTGAACACCAGCTTGAATAGAAGCTGTTAATGCTGCTTGATTGGCGGCGACATTGATTTGAACGGCCATATTCTTTATTTACACGTTAAATTATTAATTATCCGAATATTTTCATCATGTCGTCCATGCTCAATGATCCGCCTTTCTTTTTAGCTTCATCTGCTAAAGATAAAGTCTTTTGACCTTTAGCCTTCAATCCTATATATTCAAGATCTTCTGATGTTGCACCAACTATTGAACTAGCTTGATTTTCTTTGTTGTTCTTTTTTTCAATTGTTTTTTTGGCGTTTTCATTGGCGTTCACATAATCAATGATTTTATCAGGATCGTCTTTAATATCTTGAGGCATTTTATCATTTTGCTGAAAAACATTCTTAAAAAATCGAGCATAAATAAGTAATTTTACTTGATTGTAAGTCAGTTCGCATACACATTTACCAAAGAATTCAGTAGGATTTTCAGCAAATGGCATATACAAATTGAAAAAATCTTGCAAAATTAGATATTGAATTGTGTTGTCGTTTATGTTCTTATATACTTCTGAGTATTGTTTTATGATGCAAGTGAGAGTTTCCGAATCAATATTATCGAACTCATCTTCTTCAAAAGCCTCTTCACTTAACTTTTTATCTTTATATAAACATTTCAATATATAATAATCATTAACTCTTTCTTCGGCATAACTTTCGGCGGTTCTTTGAAAGAAAGATGCTCTTGTATTTTTTAAATCGTTTAAACGTTTTTGCGCCGATTCAATATCATTATTAACTCTTGTTATTTCTGATTTTAGATATAATGATTTTTTTTCTTTATTGAAGTTCTCTATTAAATCTTGTTCTTGTGTTATTAAAGATTCTTGTTTTTTTGACCATTGTTTTTCCTCAACCAATCGTTCTAGTGTTTCACTATTTGTAGGAACGCCGCGTTTTTTAGCTTGATCAAAATAGACATCATAAATTTGATCAATATCGACTTGATCTTCCAAAGACAAATGCTTTAAATAAAAAAGATTCTCTAAAACTTTAATCTCAGAGAATCCATTTTTTATATCCCTAAAAGCTTTTTTGTATTTACTCTGTTGGGACTGTTCCATCTATTTCTCCAATGATTCTATCGAATTCTTCTTTTTCTGTATTGCTGGTAAAGAACCAATAGCTAATAACACTAGCTAGTTTACTATAGCATTTTTCATAAATTTCATTCTTGTTCTCTTCATAATCGAACATTACAGATTCTTTAATTTCAAATGTCTTGCCGGGAAACAACCATTCATATTCAGGACTCTTTTTACTATTATCCTTAAATTGAGTAAGGCTAAGTACATACCAAAGAATAGCTCTATTTTGAGCTTTAATATCAGCAGTATGATTAAACAAAGTCATATAACTCGTTTCTTTTTCAATAAGAGTCTTACGACGTTGAAGAATTTCAGAAGTTACTTTTTCAATCTTTAGCTTATAATCTTCATCGCGTTCCGATTCTGGCTTTAGATTAAGAATAGTTAGCCTGCTTTGTAGATCTCCAATTTCTCCAGCGGCAGAAACCATGATTTTCGCATCATTGTCGCTGATTAAACCACCAGTGTCGCTATATTTATTTAGCAACATGGCCTTTGTTAAAATTCCATTTCGGATACATCGGCTCATTTCAATACTGAATTCCATATCAGCTTCTTGCATTTGTTTTCTATTCGGTTGAAGAATATGAATTTCTATTGGAATTTGTTTCTTAACTTTTTCCTTGTAAGTACGAACGACCTGTTCGCCTTGTTCATTTGTAACCGTTTCAGTCTTATCCTCTTCGACTTCGGCTGTTTTAAAAATGTTGAAACTATACAGTGACTTTGACATAATTTATTTATATTAATATATATTCTATAGTTTTTCAACCAGTGTAAAGGTATATATGGCTACGAATCTTATATCTGCTTCAGAAAGAACCGCGCTTAATGCGGTTATTGATGATGTTCATGAGACTTTTGCTCGCGAAATCACTGTTTTTAAAGAAGCCTCACAGATTGTAATTATTACTGACCCTAACTTTAATCCATTATATAATACTGCTGGTCAAACCACTTCATATGTAAATACACCAGTTTATAAGACATTTAAAGTAAGAATATTTTATAACGACGACATTAGTAAAAAATACTGGAACGAATCAGGACTAGCTTCTCAAATTAAATTAGAAGTCGTTGTTGGATCTGTAAGAATAAAGATGCGAGCAGAAGATTATAATTATATTAAAGATGCCCGCCGTTTTGATCTTGATGGAAAACGATTTGTATTGAATTCTTCATTTAGACCTCATGGTTTATTTGACAATCAATATTATACTCTTTATCTCAAACCTGACGCATAAAATATGGACCCAGATTACAGAAAAATAATGCAAGATTTGCAAGCCGACAAAGAGTATCAAAAAGAAGTTCATAGAATAGTTGAAAAAGAATTCAATAAAATAAAAAATCAATATTTACAAGAATTTCTTAACCATCCTATCACTCAAGAAATAAAAGGAGGTATAGACGCAACAAATACATCAGGAACTCTTGCCGGTATAACTAATTTATATTCTTTTATTGGGTTCGATGAAGGATCTGACCCCATAAAACCCATTGAAGATTTATTAGAAAAATCTAATTACAGAATTGTTTTTAATAACAAAGCTTTAGATAGTACAATTATTTTTGATATACCTACCGCTGTGCAAATATTTGAAATAACGCCTATGCCTTGGGCAGTTGGCAGAAGTTGGGCGAGAGGAATCGAAACTGGAATATCGGGTCTTGGATATTATTTAAAAAAAATAAAAAACAGTCGATCTGGATTCGGTATTCAATCATCAACCAATCAAGTTAGACCGGGAACTGTTTTTAAAAATACAAAATACATATCTGATTTAATAAACAAATTCTCTAAAGATTTAAAAAGTTTAAATAAAATTACAGCATGAAACCGACATTTACTCATAATGTTATTAATAGTTTTTTTCTTTGGTTCGATAATTTCTTAATGACCAAAGGTGACGCTTATAAAACTTATACAACAAAACTATATAATTATCAAGACCCTCGACTTGGTGGAGATAAAGTTGTTTACGGATCTCCATATAAACAATGGGTATACGATAAAAACATAACTGGCGCAACAATACCATCTGGTTTCACAATTAATAATCAATTTGTATCTACTGGTACAAGCGGTATGAGAATTGATTTTGATAATGGCAGAATTATTTTTAATAGCGGAGTTTCAACGGGCCTGAACATAACCGGAACTTATTCAGTCAAAGAAGTAAACAGTTATATAACAGATCAGCCAGAAGATAATTTAATAATTGAAAACAAATTCGTAACAAATAGCAGATT